GGGGGTGCCGGGGTGCCGCTGGGGAGGGGGTGCCGGGGTGCCGGGGGGAGGGGGCCGGCGGGACCAACCGGTCCAGAACCAGCCCCCGCGAACCATTTTTTATTTTTTCAAAATCCCATGACCCAAGTGACCCAGTGGGTTCATTGCATCTTAAAAAGAACCATGCTAGTATCCGCAGCACTATGGAACAAGGACATCCTCTACCCGTAGGCGCAGTTGTCGCACCTGCTACGTCTGCCGAGCAATCGCAGCAACTCGAGCAACTTAACCAACTCGAATTGCCCCAGTGGCTCTCTGTGCCTGACCCCAAGCCCCCTGCCTTATCGCCGGAGGCCAAGGCGTTGCTACAGACGCAGTACGAGCAGATGTTCGAGCGGGTCATTGAGCAGGTCTACCGCGGCCGCTCCCTGCGGTCCTTGCTCGAGGAGGACCATCGGTTCATCAGCTACGAGGACTTCCTGCGGTGGATCAAGCGTGATCCGATGCGCCATGAGCGGTTCAAGGAAGCGCAGGAGAGCAGGACCGAGTTCATCGCCGGCGAGATCCTCGAGATTGCCGACGCCGAGGACACGGTAGAGGACGTACAGCGGTCCAAGCTCAAGATCGACACTCGCAAGTGGCTCATGGGTGCGTGGAACAAGAAGAGGTATGGCGAGGTCAAGCAGGTCGAGGTGGCTGGATCGATCTCGATCACNGAGGCGCTCCAGCAGGCCCAGATGCGGATCGTTGAGGNTGAGGTAGTGGACGTAACCCCTCGACTGGAGGACTGATGCAGCGCCTGAGATACAGCCCCGANGAGGAGCAGCTGCTGATGACGCAGCTGTGGTCGCCCCAGATTGCCAACAACCCAGAGACGTTCGTCCTGTTCGCGTTCCCCTGGGGGCAGAAGAACACGCCACTCGAGCGGTTCAAGGGGCCGCGCAGATGGCAGCGTGAGGTGCTCCGTGAGATTGCCGACTTCATCCGGGACAACAAGGGCAGGTTGACCGGGGGTGAGCTGATCGAGGCGCTGCGCTCGGCGGTGTCCTCCGGCCGCGGGGTGGGTAAGAGCGCACTGGTGTCGTGGCTGATCCTGTGGATGCTGACCACCCGGATAGGCAGTTCCGTCGTCGTATCGGCCAACAGCGAGACACAGTTGAGAACGGTCACCTGGGGCGAGTTGACTAAGTGGGCCACGATGAGCATCAACGCACACTGGTGGGACCCGTCGGCCACCAAGCTGGCCCCCGCTGCCTGGCTGACGGACTTGGTTGAGAGGGATTTGAAGAAGGGCACCCGGTACTGGGGCGCTGAGGGTAAGCTGTGGAGCGAGGAGAACCCAGACGCCTACGCCGGTGTCCACAACATGGATGGCATGATGGTGATCTTCGACGAGGCGTCAGGTATCCCGGACAGCATCTGGTCCGTGGCCGCGGGGTTCTTTACCGAGAACATCTTGGATCGGTACTGGTTGGCGTTCTCCAACGGCCGGCGCAACACCGGGTACTTTTACGAGGCGGTGGACGGCAATAAGCGGGAGTTTTGGAGGAGTCGCAAGATCGACGCTCGCACCGTCGAGGGCACCGACAAGTCGATCTACGAGCAGATCATCGCCGAGTATGGTGAGGACAGCGATGAGGCCCGGGTCGAGGTCTATGGCGACTTCCCCAAGAGCGGAGATGACCAGTTCATCATGCCGTCAGTGGTCGATGACGCCATGAAACGGCCTAAGTACAAGGACATGAGCGCACCCGTGGTGCTTGGCGTCGATCCGGCCCGGGGCGGCATGGACTCAACAGTCATGGTGGTGCGCCAAGGGCGTGACATCGTGGCGATCCGGCGGTTTAAGGGTGACGACACCATGACTACAGTGGGTAACGTCATCGACGCCATCGAGGAGTTCAAGCCGACTTTGACGGTAATTGACGAGGGTGGGCTTGGATATGGGATACTTGACAGACTCAACGAGCAGAGGTACAAAGTCCGCGGGGTGAACTTTGGCTGGAAGGCCAAAAACCCGGTTATGTGGGGTAACAAACGGGCTGAAATGTGGGGTGCAATGCGGGAGTGGCTGAAAACAGCGGCCCTTCCCGCGGACAGACAGCTAAAAACTGACCTGACCGGCCCCATGAAGAAGCCCAACTCTGCCGGCACCATATTTTTGGAAGGGAAGAAGGAAATGAAGGCTCGAGGACTGTCATCGCCTGATGCGGCAGACGCCTTGGCCGTCACTTTTGCATTCCCCGTGGCCCATCGGGAGTACAATTCCCGCACAGATGTCCGCAGATCCATGAATCAGGCGGGCGTTTCAACCAGTTGGATGGGGGCGTAATGGCTAAAAAAGGCGTGTCTCTTAGCGTTAGACGGGGCGAGAAGCTGCCCGTCAGCAAGGGCGCGGGCCTGACAGCCAAAGGCCGCGAGAAGTACAACGCGGCCACCGGCTCCAAGCTCAAGGCGCCAGCACCCAACCCCAAGACCAAGGCCGACCAAGGCCGTAAAGATTCGTTCTGCGCCCGCATGGAAGGGGTGGTTAAAAACGCCAAAGGCGACGCCGAGCGGGCTAAGGCATCACTCAAACGATGGAAGTGCTAATCATGGCTACAAAACCCGGACTCTACGCTAATATCCACGCCAAGCGCGAGCGCATTAAAGAAGGCTCGGGCGAGAAGATGAGGAAGCCCGGCTCGCCCGGCGCCCCTACCAACAAGGCGTTCAAACAGTCGGCCAAAACGGCCAAGAAGGGTAAGTAATGCCGCTCGTCAAGTCTGCTAGTAAAGAAGCCTTTCGCAAAAACATAGCTGCGGAAGTCAAGAGCGGCAAGCCCGTGAAACAAAGCGTGGCAATTGCATATGCTGTTAAACGCGCCGCAGCCAAAACCCCCTCGAAAGGAAAGAAATGAGCAAGCACCTCGAACCCATCAGCAAACTTAACGCCCGTGAGCCGAAGATGTCCGACGGCGGGATGCCTGACCGCAACAAAGAGACGTACTCCAAGATGCCGGGCATGGGCTGCCACGGCAGCATCCCGTCGGGCACCAACGTCAAGGCCACGGTTGCTAAGGTTCTGAGCAAGATCAAGTAATCATGCCGCAAGACTACACAGGAATCGCCGCTGCTGGAGCGGTCAGCGAGGGCGGCTCGGCCAAGGACAAGAGCGACTCTGAGGTGCTCTCGACGGCCCGCAGTCGCCTCGACATGGCGATTTCTGCGCTGTCTGAGTCGCGTGAGGATGAGCTGGACGACCTGCGGTTCTACGCCGGCTCGCCCGACAACCACTGGCAGTGGCCGGCTGACGTGCTCGCCACTCGCGGCGCGGTGCAGGGCCAGACGATCAACGCCAGGCCGTGCCTGACGATCAACAAGCTGCCCCAGCACGTCCATCAGGTGACCAACGAGCAGCGGCAAAACAGGCCGCAGCCCAAGGTCATCCCGGCAGACGACGGCGCTGACGTTGAGGTGGCCGAGATTTTTAACGGCATGATCCGGCACATCGAGTACATCTCGGACGCCGACGTGGCCTACGACACGGCCTGCGAGAACCAGGTGTCCTACGGCGAGGGCTACGCTCGCATTCTGACCGAGTACTGCGACGACAACACGTTCGATCAGGACATCAAGATCGGGCGCATCCGCAACAGCTTTAGCGTCTACATGGACCCGCTGATCCAAGACCCGTGCGGCTCCGACGCCCGCTGGTGCTTCATCACCGAGGACATCCCCAAGGACGAGTACGAGCGCCAGTACCCGGACGCTGCGCCCATCACCACGCTGCAAACGCTGGGCGTGGGCGACCAAGGCTTTAGCCAGTGGATGAATGAAAACACGGTGCGTATCGCCGAGTATTTTTACATCGAAAACACCAAAGAAACGCTCAACCTGTACCCCGGCAACGCCACGGCGTTTAGCGGCACGCCCGAGGACAAGATGATGCGGGCGCAGTTTGGCAAGCCCCTGCGCTCGCGCCCGTCTGACCGCAAGAAGGTTAAGTGGCTCAAGATCAACGGCTACGAGGTGCTGGAGCGGTCCGACTGGGCTGGCTCGCACATCCCGGTAATCCGCTGCGTGGGCAACGAGTTCGAGGTTGAGGGCCGGCTGTACGTCAGCGGCCTCGTGCGTAACGCCAAAGACGCGCAGCGCATGTACAACTACTGGACCAGCCAAGAGGCCGAAATGCTGGCGCTGGCTCCCAAGGCGCCGTTCATCGGCTACGGCGGTCAGTTCGAGGGTTACGAGATGCAGTGGAAGACTGCAAACACCCAGAACTGGCCCTACCTTGAGGTCAATCCAGACGTTACAGACGGCGCAGGAGCCGTTTTGCCGCTGCCCCAGCGGGCTGCCCCACCGTTGCCCCAGACCGGCCTCATTCAAGCCAAAATGGGCGCTGCTGACGACATTAAGTCGGTCACTGGGCAGTACAACGCATCGCTGGGCCAAACGTCCAACGAGCGGTCGGGCAGGGCCATCCTGGCCCGGCAGAAAGAGTCGGACACCGGCACCTACCACTACGTTGACAACTACGCCCGGTTCATCCGCTACATCGGCCGTCAGTTGATCGACCTGATCCCGAAAATCTACGACACGCAGCGCATCGCCCGGATTGTCGGCGAGGACGGCGAGTCCAAGATGATCAAGATCAACCCGATGCAGCCCGAGCCGGTCAAAAAAATCCGCAACGAGCAGGGCATCGTGGTGGACAAAATCTACAACCCCGGCGTCGGCAAATACGACGTAATGGTCATCACCGGGCCTGGTTTTGCCACCAAACGTCAGGAATCGCTGGAGGCAATGGCCCAACTGCTGCAAGGCAACCCAGACCTCTGGCGCGTGGCCGGCGACCTGTTCGTCAAGAACATGGACTGGCCGGGCGCTCAGGAGATGTCTCAGCGGTTTGCCAAGGTCATCGACCCGGCAATCATTGGCGATGATGAGGACAATCCGGCGCTGGCTGCGGCCAAGCAGCAGATGGAGGCCATGAACCAAGAGATGCAGCAGATGGCCGGGATGCTCCAGAACGTGCAGAAGTCGATGGAAGCCCGTGACCTGTCGATCAAAGAGTTTGAGGCCGAGATTAAGGCGTACCAGGCTGAGACGCAGCGCATTAGCGCGGTGCAGGCCGGCATGACCGAGCAGCAGATTCAGGACATTGCTATGGGCGTCGTGGCGGCTGCAATGGAGAGCAACAACCTAAATTCGCAGATGCCGGAGATGATGCCACCTGAGATGATGGAGCAGCCTCCAATGATGCCACCTGAAGGAGCCATGCAATGAGCACCGCCGCAGACTTCATGGGCCTCTTGTTCTTGGCTCGCGACGTAGCCCACTCGGTGCATCTAAACACGCGCAGCTACTCCAAGCACCAAGCGCTCAACATCTTCTATGATCGCATCATTGGCGCGGCTGACGATTTTGCCGAGGCGTACCAAGGGCGTCACGGGCTGATTGGCCCCATTACCCTACACTCGGCCAAAAAGACGACCAACATCACCGAGTTCCTTGAGGCATCGCTGGCCGAGGTCGAGGAGATGCGCTACAAGGTGGCGAAAAAAGAAGACTCAACATTGCAGCAGTTGATTGATAATATCGTCGAGATATATTTGCGAACGCTGTACAAACTGAAATTCTTGGCATAAGGACACATCATGGAACTCCTCAACCCAATGAGCCAAGCGGATTTTCCCGCTTACTCCGCAACTGCCGGCGCCAGCGCTGGCAACACAACTGCATGGGGCGCTGGTCCTCAAGGTGTGATGGTGTGGTCTGATCAGCCTTGCTACGTTCAGGTGGGCGTGGGAGCCGTGGCTACCAGCGCCAGCACCCCGATCCCTGCCTTCACGCCCATCCCGTTTGTCGTGCCGCTGAACACGACCGGCGCTCCCTGGCGCGTCAGCGTGCTGCGGATCGGCAGCACCGACGGCACCGCGTACGCCAAACCTATCAACAAGCAATGAGCTTCGGTGTAGCCTTTCGCAACGCCGTTGGCCTTGGGCTGGGCGGCATCATTTCGCTTTTCGGCGGCCGTAACAGCGAGCAAGCCCAAGGCAACCTTCTCACCGAGTCTGGCGACAACCTCGTGCAAGAGGATAATGGCCTTCTTTTGCTGGAGTAAAACATGCCCGCTGTATCGCTCTCAATTTTTGGCGGCGTTGGCGCTCAGTTTTTTGACAACAATGGGGTCATCTTAACTGGCGGCAAAATTTACACCTACGAGGCCGGTACAACCACGCCGCTGGCAACGTACACATCAAGCACCGGCAATACGGCACACACCAACCCAATTATTTTGGACTCCGCTGGCCGGGTGCCTGGGGGCGAGATTTGGAACCAGTTGCGTTTGTACAAGTTTGTCCTAAAAACAAGCGCAGACGTTACGATTGCCACATACGACAATGTGGGTAGCAGCTTCAACGCTACCGCAATCATCGCTAACTTTACGGGTGACGGCACGGATACCACGTTCAATTTGG